ACAGATATATTCAATTATTTAAAGGAGGATTTTTTTATGCAGATCAGAAAAGATGAAAACGGAAACATAATTCAGGTAGCAAGCATGGGAGGCATACCGGACGGTACGGAGCTTGATTTATCTGATTACCGCATGGACGAAAACGGCAATCTTTTACTTGATACCGAAAAGATTCAGGCAAAGCAGAACGCCGCGAGAGCAGAGGAAATCAAGATAAGGCTTGAAGAGATTGACGGCGAATCAGTCAGACCGCTGAGAGCCGCCGTTACCGGAACAGCCGACGATTACGATGTTAAAAAGCTTAAAGAGCTTGAAGCGGAGGCGGAGGAATTAAGAGAGGAATTAAGAACATTGAACGGAGGTGATAAAAATGAAAATATGGGTTAAAAGAGGATTGAGAACATTTGCTCAAACGGCTGTTGGATACATCAGTGTAAACATAGTTGCTACTGACCTGACCGTCAAGTCTGCCGTTTTAGGACTTGTCACTTCAGCGATAGCTGCCGGAATATCGGCAGTCATGAATTTTAAGGAGGTATAATTTATGAATATCAAAAACATGTACATAACAAACAATCGTCCGTATACCAAAAGAGCGAAAACTACAGCCATTGCGGTTCACTATGTAGGTAATCCGGGATCGTCTGCTGAAGCCAACAGGAACTATTTTCAGAATAATAACAATGATGTTTCCGCCAATTATATAATTGGTATTGACGGCGAAATCATCTGCTGTATTCCTGACGATGAAGTCGCATGGTGTACCTGCGAAGCAAATTCATACAGTGTATCAATTGAAAACTGCCATTCGGACAGTACAGGCAAATTTAGCGATAAGACATATAACAGCTTAGTAGAGCTTTGCGCATATCTTTGTAAGAAGTATAAGCTTGATGAAAACGATATCATCCGTCATTATGATGTTACCAGAAAGGTTTGCCCGAGAGGCTTTGTGCCGAAATCAAAGGGCGGTACTGACGATAACAGCAATACGGCATGGAAGAAATTCAAAGCTGATGTAAAGGCAAAGCTTAACGTCCCTGCTTCAGCAACGTCTTCAGCGGCAAAAGGAAAGCTGTATAGAATACGTAAGTCATGGTCGGACGTAAAATCGCAGATTGGTGCATATGCAAATTTGGATAATGCTAAAAAAGCCTGTAGGTCCGGTTATACAGTTTATGACCATAACGGCAAGGTAATATATAGTACCGACTCTGTTACTTTTAAAAAAGGTGACAAGGTTAAAGTTAAATCAAAAGCAAAGGATTTTAGTGGAAACAGTCTTGCAAGTTTTGTATACAACACTACATACACAGTACAAGAAATCAGCGAAAACCGTGTTGTTATCGGTATCAACGGAGCTGTTACAGCGGCAATGCATAAGAATAATCTTATTAAAATCTAAATAAGGGGCAGTTTTGCCCCTTTATATTATTTTAGGAGGTATTTATGAAAAGTTTTATTCCATGGATTGGTGGCAAAAGCCAATTAGCTAAAAAAATAGTCTCAATGTTTCCGGATGAATTTGATAGGTATATTGAAGTATTCGGTGGTGGTGGTTCGGTTTTATTTGCAAAAGATAAACACGCTCCGCTCGAAGTGTATAATGATGCAAACGGTCAGCTCGTGAACCTATTCAGGTGCATTAGGTTTCATAGAGAAGAACTTCAGCGTGAGATTTCCGGATATATAAATTCTCGTGAAATATTTGATGACATAAAGGCACAGATAAATATGAGAGGTTTTACTGATATTCAACGCGCGGCCATGTTTTACGTACAAGTTAAAATTAGCTATGGAGCTGACGGAAGAACCTATGGCTGCAACAAAAAGGATATTTCACCGTCTTATCTGACAGAAATAGAAAAAAGACTAAAATCCGGAGCAGGAGTAACTATTGAACATAAAGATTTTGAAAACCTTATTAAGGTTTACGATCGCTCAAATGCATTGTTCTACTGTGATCCTCCTTATCATAAATCGGAAAAATATTATGACGCCGAATTTACAAGCAGTGACCACGAACGTTTAAAAGCGTGTTTAAGTAACATTAAAGGGCGTTTTGTACTATCTTATAACGATGATGATTTTATTAGGAATTTGTATAAGGATTTTAAAATCACAGAGGTGGAAAGACAAAACAATTTATCAAGAGGCAGTTATAAAGAGCTTATTATAACTAACTATTGATGTTATTTTTTTTAGGACATAAATAACAAAATACGTTATTTGTGAATTAACAAAAGTATCATCGGAGGACAATTATGATTAAATTAAATCTACTTGAGCTGCTCAAAGAGCGTGGCATGACACAGGCCGAGTTTGCCGACATAATAGGCATAAGACCATCAACCGTGTGCGATATATGTAATAATAACTGCTCATTTTTAAATATCACCCTATCAGTTTTCTTCTGCTTAACCTCTCCAAGAATCCCTTCTATTTCTGCTTCTGTCAGCTTTCCGGATTCACTCAGTTTTTTCATCCGGATGGCTTGTGAAAGTGATGGTGTGCATTGGGTAGAATCAATTGCATTCATTATTTCCTGCTGTTCTTTCTTTTTTAAGTAGGACAACTGTACTGCTGGGGTAAATCCCATTGTTCCATCATCCACTTTATCCAACAATGCCGGTATCAATTCTGTTATTTTGATATAACGCTGCACCTGCTTCGCACTGTCACCACAAAGTTCTCCGATTACGTCAATACTCCTCTTTCCTGTATTGTGGTCAACTTGACTACAATTCTTTCTGCCTGCCTTTTTTTTTGATTGCATCATATTTCATCTTATAGGCATAGGCCTTTTCACTTGGTGTAATCTGCTCTCTCTGCAAATTGGAATCGACCATGATCACGACTGCTTCATCATCTTGCAACATACGAATGATTACTGGGATTTTCTTATATCCCAGCTTCTCAGCCGCATATTTTCTTCTGTGGCCAGAAATAATTTCGTAGTAGCCTTCAATCTTTGGACGAACAATCAATGGATTCAGTACACCATACTTTTTTATGCTGTCCTGCAGCTCAATCATCTGACTGTCTCCGATCACTTTAAATGGATGATTTGGAAATGCTCTTAATCGTTCCATTTCAATCTCAACAACTTTTTCATCCGGATCTCTTACATCCGTTTTTTTATCCATAAGCTATCCTCCTCCAAAATATCTGTAACGAAAAAAATCCGCCCAGAATAGATTCTTAGTCTAATCTGAGCGGATAGATCCGTCAGGCCTGTTTTGTTCAGGCAAGAAAACCATATTTACATTCATTGACACCCCAATCCTTATCCTACGCTGTAGTTATCTCCGTTCGGTGCCAGGATTGAATTATTGCATTGGTGCCCGTTAAGAAATTTCGGTGCTCAATATCTGCGTTTAAGTGTTCTCTCGGTGCTCACGAGCACCGAAAAAAAGAAAAAGCAGCAATGAGCTTTTACGATCATTGCTGCAAAAAATGCACGTTCCCAGGGGGAATCGAACCCTCAACTAGTGCTTAGGAGTTCATCCTGGTACAGAAAACAGCTTGCATTCTATGTCAATCAAAGTCATTCAAAGCCTTGATTTTACTGCTTTTTCTGTCAATTTCTGAAAAGATAAGAAAACCTATTTTCATCTGAGAGATTATAGTTTGGGTGGATAAATGGTGGATTTTCCACCATTAGGGTAAAGCCAACCTGTTCCTTCCAATTATAAATGATGACTACCATTACCTGACATTTTACAGTAATGATTATTTGGTTTTCTTATTAGATCTATGTTTATTATATCGTGTCTGCGGTCAACTGTCGATAACAAATTGACCGCAAATGCATTAATTTTTCTTGCTTTTACAGTACATCCATTATTTTTAATTCAATTCTAACTCGTTTTTAACTCGTTTCTTTTTGAGTTAAAACGAGTTAAGAATTAACAACTTTGTACTTAGAATATTTTCCCCCACATAACAATTTCAAACGACCTTCTCCTTGAAGTTTTTTTATAACTGTATATGCCTGTGAAGGAGATACTTTCAACAATTCAATTACATCTTGCTTTGTGATAATTCCGTTCTGAGTATTTGCCAGCTTCATTACTAATTCAGGATATCTAATACTGTCTATGTCTGTTTGTCTAACATACTGTATTGCTTTCTTATTCTCACGATAAATCTTTTTTCCCAGAATGCAAGTGCGATTTTTTCCTTTTCCGGATGCGTCAACCAATCCAGATTCAATCATAAACTCGATTGCCGATCTGATCTTATTTTCTCCCAGATTTGTCAACTCAACAATCTGTTCAACAGTACATCTTCTTTCGTCATTAAGAACCAACAAAATCATTAATACATGCTATCATAATATGCCTGTGCATATCCTCGTCTCTTCGGAGTATCAAGATAATATTTTCCGTTGTAATCATTTGCTGACTCTGAGTGCCGAGAAGTAGTACAACTGCTACAGTTCTGCACAGCTGTCCATGATGCATGATTGTGACATCTTTCATACTGTGCTGTAACATAATCCGCTGCATTACGAACCGTTTTAACTGTAGACGTATTTTTAAGATTTTTAAGGCAACTTACTGCAACACTATCTGCGTATGTGCCACCTTGCTTACACTCCTCCAAAATAAATCCTGCCTGCACTGTAATAAGAAGTATATCCTTGTTAAGCGCACTGGCATATTTCTGAAGGTTGGTTTTTCTGGAGTCTGCCCACTGGACAAGACCTACGGCACCGCCAGTTCCAGACATGGATGTCTTGAATTCATGTTCAGCTTCAAAGTTCCCCATAAATCCAGCAATAGCAATATCTCTCAAGCCAGCATTTTTCAAACGCTCATACACGATTTGCTGATTATGCAAGAAACGTTTGTTTGCGCTATCAAAATATACGCCATATGTTCCACTGGTTTTACTGAAACTTGAACTACTAGGGCTTACTGCGTCAAGCTTAGCAAGAGTAGACTGTCCAGTTGCTCCATCCACAGTAAGACCGTAGGCATCTTGGAAATTTCGTACCATCGCATCCGTGTCTGCACCAAATTTTCCGTCCGGTGTACCGCACCAGAAACCTGCATTGTTCAACTTTGTCTGCATCGTTTTCACACCCAAACTGTATTTAAGATTGGAATCCTGCTTGTAATATCCAGTTCCACTTAATACCTGTGCATAGGTGTACCTTGAATTGTCATAACTTGCCATATTTTTCTCCTTTTTCTGTTTATTGAACTTGCAAATTCAATAATAAAAAAGAAAAACACTAGCAAAATGTAAACTTTTTTCTTATATTTACCACAAAATGGAATCAAAATCAAAGTTACTATTCAAAACAACCTCTTTTCCTGATGTATACTTCAATACCCATGTCTCATTCTCCCACACAAGACGCAATCTCTCTTTATGCTCACCTTTACCCCTTTCTTCATAATTCAGCGTATAAATTCTATTCATTTCCTCTAGTGTGCCCTCGACTCCGTTAATCGTTACACCATAATCCACATTAAGTCCACCATAAAGCCCTAGCACATATTCACCCTCCAGATAGCCGAAATTTATATAGTCATTTCCTCCAGCGCCACTACAAATTATGCTGATACTGTTGTCCTTAAAATCTACTCCATTAATACACCATATTATATCTGGAAAATATAAATCCGCAATTTTTTCTACCTGACCATCCTTGTAAGTAAATACTGCCATACCTTCAAGATCACCAACAATAAGTTCCAAAATACCATCATCATCAAAATCATGAAGACCTAAATAAATCTGAATATCCAAGGGATTATAATAATAACTGCTTCTGGAATTAGTACCATCCGGCTCATATTGCGGTGCAAGATTCTCTGGCAAGTGGTAAAGAATTTCTAGATACGCACTCTGCCAAGTTTGCATTTTTTCATCTGGTTCATTTCCAATACTATTTGCATCCTCAGACTTTCTTACTGCATTAACTTGTATGGACATATCTTCATCTGCTTCATCATTCTCGTTATACCCACAAGCAGACACTAGTATTACCAAGCATATTATCATAACTATACAAATTTTTTTCTTCATAAATTTCAACCTTCCTTGTGTTATAAAATAGTAGTTTTTATAGCCCCTCTTCAAAGACTATATGTTATATTTTCCATGTATTTTTAATCACTCTTACCATTCGGTGTCTTTTAATATTCATCCATTATCTCTTTTCACGGTTCCATCTTCTTACTTACAAAAGATTTTTCAGATATTTTTTCACTGTGTCTGTCTCATCAATTGTTTTGTGTAAATTATTCTGCAGTTTTATATTCTATACTACTTTTCATTGTTCTTAAACTTTATCAAAATTATCATACATCTTAAATAGCTAATCTTCTTTCATATGTAAAGATTACCGATCTATGCTCTCTTTGTATTGATTATAAATTATTTTTCGTCTATACTTTGGAGTGAAGACGATATGGTACTTACACATCCACTTTGTGTGTGCTAAATCGTTGGTCTTATTGGCCATTTTAATCACCTTTCCTTTCTGTAGTAGTGGCTTGGACACCTCTATTATATCTTGGAAAGGTGATTGTGCTATAAGCACCTGCCCACCCCCCCCCCAACACAGGGGGGTTTTTTTTTGTTTCTCTCCTCTCTCCCCC